CTCCAAGTTATAATCTCTTTGTACAACGCTTCTTTTTTGCGTTTAACTTCCTCTGATGGAAATTTAATGTTAGGGGCAAAATGCTCTCTAACACACTCAAGAGTAGTTTTTATGAGTGGTACAAACAGAGATATAATTCGGGAGCCTCCAAGGAAGGCTGTACCCATGAAGCCAGCATTTCTAATTGCATTAGAGATGTTGGTTCCTAGGGGTTTCATTTTATCGTAGGAGATTGCAGTCGATGTTATGGCGGTGAAAAGTATTCCACCTAATATTCCTAAGGCTTCAGAATTCTCATATAGATTGTCAAGTGATAATATAGTGTCTAATGAGAAATCATCAGTCAGTCCAGTATCGATAGTTGAGAAAAGACTCATCTTTCCTTTAATTTCGTCGTAAACTAATTTAAAAGCATTGGTTATTATACTAAGTAAGCCTAAAGTATTAAGAATAGCAGTTATAATTAAGGTGCGAATAATAGTATTGCTAGAAGAATTATATATAACAATCAATAATAATATCTTAACTACTTCGGCGGGTGAAACGCCAAGATCTTCTTTAAGTTGGAAGATTTTCTTCACTTCATCAAGGAATGGGGTAATACTTGTTACAGCAGATACCAACATTTCCTTAATAGAGTTGAAGAATTCAACAACGGGGTTTAAGGTCTCTTCGAAAGAAGCCATCAAACCAGTTTTAATTTCGGTTGTCTTTTCTTCCATAAAGCTGTAAATATCTGTGAAGACTGATCTTGGGGTATCACGGGCTGCTTCAATGGTGTCCTTAATAGTTTCGAGGGGGGTCTTCGCTGTAGACGGAAACTCAGGAACTTCACCATTGGTATCTATATGCATTTCCCCATTAAACCATTTCATGGCATAGGTAAGAAGCATATCATGATGGAATTTATCGGCATCATGTTTTTGGGCAATTCTAAAGTAAGATAATAATCTATTAACTAAGTTTACATGGTTAATTGTTTCTAAATAGTAATAACTAAGTACGGGATCTAAGCGTATGCGCTTGCAGAATAGGCGGAAATCTTTGAGTTCATGGTATTCCTTAAGAGTGAGAAAGTGTTTCTTTCGCTGTAAAGTAGCTCTCTTAAAGAATCCCAGGTTCTGAGTGGTGAATCCTTGGTTAAAGATTTCGCGAGCAAAAGCAATTACTCCGGCAGGATTAAGGTTAATGTATTTCGGCTTTACGTTCAAAAATCGGTCTTTTTCCTCAAAGATCCATTCAAACTGCATTGTGACAGCATCTTGTAGGGTGTCGCAATATCTAAGGGCACAGGCAGTTTGGTCGCAAAGGAGCTCAATAGTATCCTTAACACTCATCATTTGGTTGTGTGAATTTGTATGATGAGGGTTATGGCTAACATGGGCATTTTCGCGCAATTGGTATTCTTCTAATGGATCAATATCGGAGAATTTAAACAGAGAATTTTTAATATGGTGTTTCTTATCTAAATCGAATTTTGAAATATCGCCAAACGTTCCTTCTCCAGCGTTCTTAAAATGTTTTAACAAGTAATAAACATTAAGAGATTCCTCTAATGTTACGTGGTGACATAACTGTTGTAATTTGGTATGATTTTGTACAACAAGGGGAATTCCTTCTGTCTTCTTCCAAGCTCGCTCAAACCTGGGGGACACGTTCAAAGCATAAGATTCCTCTATATACTTGCTTGTGTTCCAATAGGGAGCATGAGAACGGGGGAGATCAAAACGTTGAAGCTTGACCTTCTTTGTTTTGCGTTTAGTGGTGGATTTTTGAACTTTTGGTTTAGCAGCAATAACTGCTCGTCGAAATTCACGTTCCTCCTCAATGAGCTCAGCTTTTGAGGGGACGGGTGGCTGTTCTATGACTAAATCTTCTAAGCTATCATAAACTATGTCTTCAGTGTCACTTGAAGTGGCACTAGACGGAAGTCTAACACTAACTACCTTGTCATTGGTGGGGACAGGTAAGTGTAGAACGGGAGGGCTAGGCAAGGGCGTTCGGACAATAGGCTTATCCAAAACGACCTTGAAGGGGAGTCTCAAGTCATCTATGATCATTTCGAGTTCATAGAGAGGGAGCTGGTGCAGGTGTGCAATATTATAACCCTTGAAGGTCATGTTGTCGGTAATGCAGGCCTGAGTCTTTCCTTTAAGTTTTTCAAAGTCCTCAATGTATTCATCAGAATTGGTATCTGGGTCTACATTCTTCAGCCATTTCTTGAGAAAGGCTGGAAAGCTTGTGCTGCGTACGGTAACATTATAACGTACTTTTTCGTTGAGGGGCACAATGTCGAAGTTTAATTTTTGTGGGGCCACCACATCGCCTTTATTCTTATTTCGTATAGTTGTAGCCATGGTAAGAGAATAAAGAATTTGTTAATAGGTCTATCCCTACAGTCATCAGACAGGTTTACTTTGAAATCTCTGATTGTCGAAAGTCAGTATATTTTATAGTCATATACACAGATGTCAAAGACTACTGTTCTTTTCCCACATCGCTGAAATACGGTTTGAAGGAGAAATTTAACAAAAG